GCTGATTCAGCTTTCCAGATTTTTTCAAGTTCTTCATCATTCTCAGACAACGGCGCAGCTGAAGTAAATTCAGACTTGTCGTAGTTTTGATAACCAGCAACCTTAGTGATCTTCAGTTTGAAGTTTGCACCTTTCCAGAAGTCAAACGGATTGATTGGTGTTTCATCTTCAAAAGCCGGATTCATCGCTTCGGTGATTTTGTCGAAAATCTTCTTACCAAATTTGAAGAGTTTAACTTGACCTTCATTTTCTGGATGTTTCGGATCACTAACGATGTAAACATTTGCAATATAATTAAGCTTACGCTTTTGTTTGCGAACAATTTCTTTGTTGGCTTCGATGCCAGAGTTCCACAATTTGTTGTTGTGTTCACATACTGGACACTGTTGGCTCTTGGTTGTCAAACAGTTGTCAATAAGCCAACCGCCTGGTCCTTGAAAACCATGTGAGAAGATTTTTACCCAAGGCAATCCATCATCACCATCTTGTGCAGATGCCGGGAGGAATCGAATTGTTGCCATGCCGTTGCCGGCCTTGTCAACTTCTGGACGCCAGAATCGATCTTTATCAGATGAACCCTCGGTGGATGCATTGAGTTCAGAGACTTTTGCCTTCAATTTGTCCAGATTGCCTGAACTTCTTTTAAGATTAGAGAAATCTACCATAATTTACCTTTCTAGTATTAACGGAGTATATTTGTATTAAACGGATTATCCACATGATGCATTATATAACAATATTTAGGCACTGTCAAGTATAAACTTTAACTGTACCAAGGTGTCTGCAACATTCTTGTGTAAGATTGCCACACCACCTGCAGCGCGCCAATCTCTGATAACACTTTCGGTATCATCAATGATTAACGTATCTGTTCGAGCGTATTTTTTCTTGAGTCTTTTACCTGGTACAAAGTTTTTTTGAAAATCTATACCATGTTTTTCCAACCAAAGCATTTTCTGTTTTGAGATTGCATCATATCTAGCCTCACTGGCCGTAGACGATAGAATCTGTGTTGGTGGTAATGCATTACGCAATGCTTGAACCAACTCCATTGCATCTGGCATTAACTCCAATGTTTCAAAGTTACCCTCTGCAATGAATTTATCAAAGTAAGTATCAAATTCTCCACGATCTCTAGTTTTTTCTGGACTTATTTCAAATAATTCCTCATACCGTTTTTCAAAATCGGCGATAACACCGTCCATATCCAAATAGATGCAATTAATTTTCGGCATGTTCTTTCAAACTTTCTTTCAGGATCAATTTAAACTTCTCTTTATCATAAGTTAGAAACGGTGTATACTTTTCAATTCTTCTCTTTAATGAAGGCCAAACAACATCATCCGATATTTTTTTGTTCCACATTGGCAGAAAATTCATAATGTCATTTAGTATGCACACCGTTTCTATGTTGGTGTCGTTGTGTGTCATTTCTTTTAGTAGCATTGGGTATTGACCGTCTTCTACTGTCAGAAGTTTATTTGGTGACTCAACTTCAACCAACAGTCTTATTATATCTTGTTCGAAGAGATAAGTCAAGCTCTGGTTTCTTTTTTGCCACTTGGTATAGTTTTCATCACCATCTTGTAGTAAGTCACCTACCCAATCACCTTTACCTTGTATAAAGTTGGCAACATAAAAATTCTTCAATTCTTCCAAATCATATTTGCGAGATAGTTTATAGAATTGGTATTTTGATTTGTTAGTGGTAAATGTCTGCTTAGATACATTTGTTTTTCCGTTATACTTAAAATAATCATAAGAATCGGAAGTAAAATGTAATTTCAAAGCATTCCACAAGGAATAGGCCGCAAAACCTGTATTTTCTGTCATAAAAAATCAACTACCTTCCTGGCTAACACAACATTTTCCGGCCAGTTTGCTACTATATGAAATTGTGGACAATGATTATAACCATCATCTGTTCGATTGCCTTTCATCTGCAACCATAATATTGGCTTATTATCTGGTGTGATACACTTTAAAATTGTTCCCGTAGGCATGGTGATCCACTTACAATGAGAACCAATGAAATCAATTAATTTAGGTATATCGAGCGATTGGAGCACTTTACTTTTTTTATTATACCAAAGTAAAATTTTAGATACACTATCTCTCTTTAGAGATTCAATTAATAGTTTTGGTAAACTATAATTTTTATTGTTTTCATTAAACCAATTCTCAACTTGATTCCAATTTTGTATATTATGACTAGACAAACGATTGTGATCTTTTTCATAATTTGTTAATACAATATCTTTTGACCAAGAATTAAATTCAACATCATCATTACTCCCCAACCAAACAACCAAAGATGAGTTCACATCATTTGGTATATTTAAATCAGAAGATAATTTTTTAATAGTTGTTAAATGAACCTGTGTGTTTTTACCTGAAACACATTTTAATGAATGTGAAATTTTTTCGCCATTCTTTTCTGCAATAATATCACCCTTAGTCGAGTTTTTTCCATCAGACTTCACAGAATCATAACCATGCGTTTTTTTCAAATATGAATGTAACACAGAATTTTTTTCCATGTCACGACCTTCATAATATTCTTTACTTGCCATAATATACTCAAACAGATTTGATGAAAATAATTTTCTTATTCTCACCTGTAGGTTTAACAAACAATTCTTTTAATTCTGCGTTATTATTCCACTTCATACTACTTGATTTGTGTGCAGGTAATCCTGATGTTTCGCCAATCTTTTTCCAATTATCAGCCAAGTATACTGCACCATTTTTACCAGCACCAACGAAAGTAATAATGTGATTCAACTCATCACCATATTTTTGTTTCCATGCGGCTGGTGCTTTCTGTCTCAATTGCTTTAATACTTGTGTGCCAGCATTCTTGATAAATTTAGAAAAACAAAATCTCCAGTTGTTTCCGATATTGTTGAATTGTAATTTGTATTCTTGTTTAGATACACCAAGATATTTTAATATATCTTTCGGTGGTGGGTATACTGAAGAACCAATACCAATCATACCAATACATTCACCCATCATACCATCATCAACATAAATCAACCAATCAATTCTACGACCTACTGAAGCATTTGACGCCACATATGAATGGTGGGTTTCAATTATTTGTTTAACTGCATTTTTTTGTTCTTGTGTGGTAACTTGAATCAGTTCAATCATATTGGTAATTTAGAAGTCTTTTTCAACATATTGTTTTCTTGTGCTTCTTCTTTGATTTTAGTTTTGAGTGCTATAGATATCAAAGATGATGCAACATCAACCTCCATGCCTGTTTGTTCACAGTGGTGTAATATTGCATCCAAGTGTGTAATCTTATTCTCTTTAGTGAGTAGAGCAATCATCTCACTAAATTCATTAATTTCAGTTTTCGTAGGCACAATTAAGCTTTCTTATAAAATATATGGTTACCAATCGTCTTAACTACTTTAAGCGACCAACCTGGATTAACATAGGTTGCATGGTAGAACATTGCTTGACTTTTGGCAAGCTCTCGGTGCAATACATTTTCGGTAAGTGCTCGTTTGGCAATATAGAGTGATTCTTCCCAAGCATAAGGGTTTTTGATGGGATTAACCTTCTCGCATGTCCATGAGAATTGACAGACTGAACCTGTCTTCTGGTATACAACACCGCAAAAATCTGACGGATATTTTTTGCTGTTTGCTCGATTGATTGTTACTTGTGCAACAGCCAATTTACCCTCATGTGATTCTGATGCAGCTTCATAATATATGTTTTTCGCAATACACATTATTTGTTTGTTAATGTTATCGCCGACCTGTCGTTCAATAGTAATTTTTTGTTGTTGTGCAAATAGTGGTAAACACATTGTTGCTAAAACAATTAATAAAGTTGATGAAAACTTCATTCGATCTCCTTGTGTGTGCTAAAGGGGAGTTTCCTCCCCCTAACCCCTCAACTAGATTTTCTAGTAACCTTGACTGCTTCAGGTGCAGCAATGTTCGACACGAATCCATTCAAGGTGTGAGCCTTGTTGATAATGTCGGATTCAGAGGGGGTTGTTGGCAAAGCCGGATGTTCGGGTGGTATTTCACCCTTAGACCTTGCTGTATCGCATTTGATATTCCAGTCTTGTGTAAGACGTTCTCTATCTGCGTGGTAAGTATCATATATCATGTCTCTGGCCATTTTTAATAGTTCAAGACGAATTTCAAAAGGTGTCATGTTTGACATAGTATCTCCTTAGTTGTGTGTAATGTGTAATGGTACTTTTTTGAATGGGTTCCACCAAACCCATATCTTATTTAGTCATTCTTTTATTAGAACGAACCTTTTATACCAAATGTGACTGTGTTACCGACAAAATCGGTACTTTTCTTCACATCAAAAGTGCGGGAAACATCAGCAGTAAGCGATACTGTTTTGCTCAATGCATAGTCAACGGATACACCAGTACTTGCGGCATAACCATCTTTTGATGCTGTTGCAACATTGTCAACATATGCTAAGCCAACATGTGGTGACACGGAGACTGGACCTACACGAAAAGCTTTACCTGCGTTAGCACCATAACTCTGATACTGACCTTGAACACGACTAAATTGCACATCTGTGTCAAACTTACCGAGTGACTTACCAACCGACACGGTTGTCAAATCTTTATCCAATTTCATATCACGACCAGTTGCAACAGTAACTTCCAATGCGTTAGCACTAAATGCAATTGCCATCAATGAGGCCAAAATATATTTTTTCATAAAACTCCTTTATATTATTTAAACAATGAGTATTAAGGAACCCATCAAACCTTTTCAACAATTAGTATATACTTATTTTTCAGTTTTGTCAACTATGTTTATGGTAATAGTCGATAGCTCTCACAAGCCCTTCAATGTGGTCTTGTGTCTTTTGTTTAAATACCACAGCTTCAGAATCTTGCACAGCCATAATGATGACAATATCATCAATAGGTTGACCGACCAACTCTTCATACATCAATGCATATGCAGTTGTTTGCCAAAAGTAATCTTGAATGTCTTTAATGTCCTTCAACTTTTTGGAAGTCTTAAAGTCAATTACCGACAAAACACCTTCATATTCAGCAATACAATCTACTCGACCAGCTAAACCTAATTGAGTGGACCACAATCCAACCTCTTGATAATGTATGTTATTAATTTTATCTAGCAGTGGTTTAAGAGATATGAACATTTCTTTAGCATCAGGCATAACTACACCTGGTGGTTTAGGTTCATTATTCAGATAATGTTCACACAAGGTATGTACATTGGTACCACGGGAGGTCGCTTGTTTAGATATCTTGTTAGCAACTTCTTCACCAACGCGCTGGCGCCACTCCATGATGGCCTGTTTCTTTTGGGCACCCACCACGGTTGTGACTGACGGCAATTTTTTACCGTCCGGTGTCATGTAGTATCGTTTTCCGTCTGGAAAAGTCTTAGATTCAATCTTTGGAATCTCTTTTGGTGGGCAATAAACAAACATTATATTCCTAACTTCAGTTTTTTATATTTAAGTAATCTCATAATCTTTTACCATCTTTGTGACATATTTTTTCTTAATTGCCTCAAAAAAGTCAACATCTTCTTTTGTCAATTCAACAGAATCAATCTTTTGTCTTTCATTTAGTACATGATTTTGAAGTTGTTCAAACTCACCAGCATAATTGAAAAATTTAGTTATTTTTTTAGTATCATATGCGTCCATGATGATATGGTACCTGTCTTCATCAGAATCATTCCTAATTTGATGCCATTGATTTGTCCAAAGAATCCACACACCGCCATCCGCTGGCATGTGTAAATTCATACCTTGACAAATGTGTACACATTTTTTGTTTGTCCACAGTGGTATGTGTATTCGTGCCATGTATTCGGTTTCATTGGCATCTTTATGCACCAAACTTTTTGAATGTGCCTTTAAACAAGTCACTCTGGCTCTTGTCGGATAAAAACCCATCTCGCGTATATGATCCAACACCTTTTTAATTTCACCAACATAAGCTTCTGTGGGTTTATCGTGTTCTAATCCATGAGAAATATTGAAGTGTTTGTATGCTTTATAAATTAATTCTGATGTTGGTAGAAAGGATTCTAATGTTTGTCCTTGTTCAAGTTGAATTGCTTCCCAACCACCCGTCCATGTGGCCTCTTTAGACAATAAACTCCAGCCACCAAAACCATTGTACTGTGGCGTTTCATATTCTTCACCTTGAATTACTTGGTCACCCAAAGTAAAAACACTTTCAACAACCTCTTGTTTCAACTTCTCAATATCTACTGTGTAATCTAATTTTTCGAAAAACATTTTATTAATTCCTTATGCGTTCACTGTTTCTTTCAACATTTCGAGTACATCATCATACTTGTGAATAAAAGTACCTAGTGTAATTGCTTTGCGAAAATTGAATTTGCCATCAACACCGTGTATTTGACTTACATCAAGCAACCAAACTTCAAAATCTTTGGCAACAAAACTATCAACCTCAACCAAATCTTCTATGAAGTATATGCGGCCGTTTGTTTGATTCTCAATCTGTGTGGTTCTAGGATTCACAACCTTTGATTTATAAAAAGTTGTTTTGCATCCTTCGGTTTGTAAGTAGAAATTTATTGAGGTAATAATTTCGGTGTCTGTGTGTGGTGGTATTGTACAATTAATTGTCATAACTGTCAAGTGGAAGTCTTGCCAGTATTTTTTTGGTAAAACCTGATATATTTTTTCAGCCTCAGGTGACCAAATTCTTTTATATTCAATACCTTTGCCATTTTCTCCTGTAAATGTTTTTAATGGATCAGTAACGGCATATATTGGTTTTTCAAATGATCTTGTGAGTTTAGTGAACATTATTTCCACTCTTTAATTTTGGCCATACGACCTGCCCAACTCTTCAATATCACTGTATTTGGTGCGTCTGCTGATACCACTTTTCGTAAGTCTGTTGAAAGTGATATACGCAAATCATCCGATTTATTTTCATCGACACCATGTAGGACATAGGACGGAAAGAAAATCAAACGACCTTCGACAGGTTTATATCTACGTTCTCGCACGAACGGACTGCCACTTAGTTTGTTGTTCTCCCAATCAATTGCATTTGAAGAATCGAATGCAACAAGGTCACCACAACCTTCTTTAGCTTTAAGATAGTATGTTGCAGCAATTGCTGATTCTGTATGTCCATGTACCTCTAGGCGTTCACCAGGTTCACGCACATTGATCCAACCCATGAAGTGTTCGCAACCACGCAGATTTAACATTCTGAGTTGTGGAATGTTTTGTGTAATCTTTTTTGTTACAATATCTATAATTTCTTGTTTTAGTATATCTAGGTTGGGTCTGCTGTAGTCCCATATACTATTGTTTGGGTGTGTGTCTTTACCCAATACGATATCTTTGCCTATTCCGTATATTTCATCCAAGAGTACTTCATTGAAGTCTTTATCGAAACGGGTTTGCTCTTCCCATATTGGACTTTTCCAAAACATATTTTGTGCATTTTGATACCAGTGATATCTATCTTTATCATTCATCATCATATAAATTAACTAATTTGTTTTTCGTACCATTCCTTATGTTGTCTGGATCTTTCAATTTTTAAATTATGATCTTCTTCGGTCACACCTTCTTCTTTTGGTGCAAGTAAAAGATATTCATATTCATCAATTGGATTTCTTATTGACTCTTGAAAATTGGATACGTTGGCTAGTTGATCTGTTATTTTTCGCAATGGTTCTTTCCACATCTTAATTAACAAATCTTCATACTCTTGGTTGACATGAAAAGCTTCTTGCTTTTCTTCAGGTGTCAAACTTGCAAAATTTTCTTCAAATGTTTTCTCAAAGAATTTACTCAAGTGTTTAGCATTGAAAATAATTGTATTTCCATCAGAGGTTTTTATTGTTTCTAAACAGGTGAATGTGTTTTTCATTGTTTATCCAGCCACACTTTATATTCTTCTATCAAATTATCTTTAACACCTTTTCTCAAGGCCACAGGTAAAAGTATTGCAGAATTTTCTATTGACTGCCCATATAATTTTAAAATCATACCTTCGTGTTCGGTTACCATTTTAAAGTATCTCTCTTTATCGACCTGTGTAAATTCATTGATGATTTTATAACTGATCGTATTGAAAAAGTGAGTTAGGTGTTCTTCAAAATACTTTTCATCGTCACCGTCTGCTGTTATTTTAACAGGTCTTTGATATGTATATGTTGCCATCATGCCACCTGTTTATTGGGAATACACTTTTCAATCAATCTACCGAGTTCTGCAACCAATTTGAACATAACAAAAATAACAACAAGTGATGCACCTTTAGTAAATCCTGGCGCCGTCTTACTCGGTCCAAACCATCGTTGCCACACACCAACAACCTTACAGATTGGTATACCAAAACTCATAATCATTTTACCAGTTAGGCTACCAGATTTCTTTTCACCCATCATGTGAGCCATTTCTTCAGCCCAAGGTGTTGCAATATCATAAGCCCATGTTGTAGACCATCTCTTCACATATACACTAAATTCTTCTTCGGACATCCAAGGCAATATCTTAGGTCCTTTGCCATCCATCCACTCAACAACAATTTCTGCCCATGCACGATAACCATTGTAAATATCTGGATTAGTTTGGATTAATTTTTCACCAAAAGCTTGATCTGCTTGAAAGGTCTTTATGTTCATTAAACCTAAACGAAATAGTTTTGTACAAATAATCTTTGAACAATTGCAATTGCAGTTACGTGAGAAACAATTCTGGTTACTGATGCAATTATATACTGGATTGGCACCGACATTACAATTACCTGTTTGTAACCATTTCTGTGTATCACAATTTGCACAATTGATATTTGTACAGTTTGCGCCGGCTGTACAGTTTATGTTTCCACAATTACAGTTACAATTTGACTGATTTCCATTGTTACAATTTCCAGCATTATTCTTTTGATAATACTGTAAACCATAAAATCCATTGACATTCGGTTGACCGGGTCTTGATGCTGGAATAATAAAACCGTTGAGGAAACTCAAAGGTGTGTTTACTGCACCAGAACCACGTCCCAGTTCTACGTTAATTTCAGTAAATCCTAATGATGAACCTGAGTTTTTTATTGTCATTTGTTAACTCTAAAAGTGTTGTTTCTATTATTTATGAGGTTTCTAATCGTGATTTACCATATACGGGAACTTCATTGACAACGCCAACAATTTCGTTAACTACTTTGATTGGTATGATTTTTTTCTGCTTTTCTTCTTCGTGCTGAAAGATTGTACCAAAAACATCTTGTCTATCCAATGGTAGTGTATCACTTTTAATGAGTGTTGGTATATAACCATTTGTCACCATGGTAAACGCAGCAGCAAATAGTGCAACATTATCCGAGTAGGCATTGGCACAAGAAATGTCCCAAAACTTTTTATCCAAAAACATACAAGCACCTTTGCAAATATGCAATACTGGACATTCTGGACATTCTTTTCGGTTCGACCAATGCGTAACAGATTTCAATTCAACATTCGAGTAATCGTCCAATGTACCGCCATGATGTGATTCACCGTTCTTGGAGATTTCTAGTGAGCTTACATTTTGGCATGTCATAACATTGCCGCGCAAGTCAACTGATATGGTGTGTTCATCATCCATACCACACTTTTGTCCCAAATATTTAGCTTCATCGTGGTTTAAAATTGAATTAATTAATCCTTGGACTTTACCCAATTGACCCATAAATCCAATTTTTGGACCTTCACTGTACAATTCACCAAATGACCGTTGTCTAAATTTAAAATGATCCTGTTTGGTGATTAGTGAATTCGAAATGCCGTCTTCATCATAAGCATCAACTAAGCCACCTTCACCCAAATTAACATTCTCATCACCTGTTAAATTTACAAACCAATCACGAATTTCTTTTCTGCTTTGGTTCTTAGCACTCAACATGGAATTGAAGCTTATACCTTTTCCAAGTCTTGTCATCATTCTATAGAATCCAAGAATTCGTTCTTTTTGTTCTGGGTCATCAAATGGATCAGGACCACGCACAAACTGTCCCGGACCATCATGTGATATGGCCACAGAAAAGTCCATCATCATCAACCAATCAATGATCTCTTCAGTTAAAATTGAACCATTTGTGATGACACTGAAACGCGGTTTTGTTTTCCAATCATCAAATTTTTCTGCAATGGCTTCAACCAGAGGTTTCATTGTTTTCCAATAAACAAAAGGTTCTCCGCCCCAAATTTCAATTTTCAATCCAACATCTTCATCAAAATGTAAGTTTTCCAATTTTTCGAGAAAAACATCAATGTCTTTTTTGGATGTTTCAGGTTGCCGTTCGACAAACTTCTGTGAACAATAGTCACATGAATAGTTACAACTCAAACCCATTTGAATTTTCAATGTACTGATTAACTTGGCCTTTTTCATTGGCCGGTTTTTATCAAATGGTTTATACGGTTTTAAGAAGTTGTCTGTTCGTTGGTCTTCAGGATATTCGAAAATGTTACCATCAGCATCTTTCAATACATTGGACATGTTATCATAACTGAACACCTTTGTGTCACCATCTTCGAATTTTGTGGCATGAATTTCAAAAATCATTTTTTTCTCGTTAGTTTATTACAGTTGAATATTTATTTCAATAACCAAGTTCTTCACAAGCCACGATCCATTGTTTCACCAGACTACTACGAACGATATCATCTGGTGTAAAGTAGATTTCTTGGAACGATGGCATCTTACGAGCCACTTCTAGAAAGTCATGGAAAGATGTTTGGTCTTTGTTACTCTTAATCAGGTCGGTTTGTTTAAAGTCACCTGAGAAAATAATCTTTGATCGATGCCCAACCCGTGTGATAATTGTATTGACTTCAGACCAATTCAAGTTCTGGTTCTCATCCACAAGAATGATTGCATCATCAATGGAGATACCACGGATTGCAGTAGTCGAAATGAAACGGACATAACTCTGTTCTTTTAATCTATCCCATGCATCAGGTCTTCCGAATAGTGTATTACAAATTTCTTTGTATGGCAACTCATAGATTTCTTGTTTTTCATCCAAGTTACCTGGTAGATAACCAACATCACGCAAT